TATATATTTAAGATCAAAGCAAGAAGATACGACTTTTCTTATACTGATACGGATGTAGAAGAGGCAGGGTCAGAACAAATTACTGATGACTCTTTGAGTGGCAGAACTACAGATAGTATACAGGATTATATTAATGATTTAGATACTGAGCAAGCTTCTTACTTTGATTATGGTACTAATGATGATGTATATGGTGATTATTCTTGATGTAGCTTTTCATACTCCACATCTTTAAACATAGCTGGGTATCTCTCTTTAATATACTTTTCTATAGGTAATGGTTTAAGATAGTTTTCACTTCTTTGTCCGATCATCTCAGCTTTCGCAGATATGAAATTCACAGCATCAAATAAGCACATCCATCGTGCTTCTTCTTCATTTGTTAGGTAGCTCATTATTTGGTATTTTAGTTTTTACAATAGTCTTATATTCTATATTAAGAATGTTTTCTGCTTTACAATGCACGCATTCGAATTCATTTGAGGTAGTGAGATTTACCTTTACTGTATTCAACTTCCTACACGCTTCGCAATCAATTAGTACATTATTGGTATTAATTAATTTTATAGCCTCGATGTTTTCTTTCTCAAGTTTCATTCTAGTAATATACGTTATAATACTATTATAAAAATAAAAGAATATAAACTGTAAAGTTGTAGAAACTATAAAAAAGGTCGCGAATGTTTCTGTTGTAGTTTTAGAGCCTATATAAGCAATCGTGCTACTAACTAAAGCTACTATTATTATACTTTTAAGAATTTGTATCATTATTATCTAGATCTTTCGATATAGATTTTATGATCTTCATAGCTTTTTGCAACTTTAAATTTATTTTCTTTTTAGTTTCATCGCTGTAGTTTGTAGATGGATTATCATATAAATCTAGAGTTAATTGGTGAGCATCACTAAGTTTAGCATATGCTGTGCCTAAAGTATTAACTATAGCCTCACCTGGGTAAGGAATCATGTTGGAAGTTTGTTTATTATACTCTTCTGGACTATTTTTAGCTATATCTGCTAATGTTTTAGTGATGGGTCTAGCACTACGAGCTGCAACATCTTTATAATACTTGTTAGTATATGTATATAAATCCTCGAAAAGTATGTCATTCATAATAAATATTTATATGAGTAAGTTTGAAAAAAAGTTTTTTTCTTTATTAAAAGAGCGAGAAGACGTAGACGCCCTTAATGCAGGACCGGAAGATGATGCATCTTCTTTTGATAATTCATTAGATAACCCAGAAGCTTCTGGTGATTTCGAAGAAGTAAATGAGCCTAATGTAGACTACCAAGCTGATTTAGAAACTTTAAAAGGTTGGGTAACTACAATAGAACAATTCAAAACATATCTAAATGGTGAGAATGGAAGTGTAATGGGAAGACTTAAAGCTGAAGCTAAAGTAGGTACTCTATTTGATGATGTGAGTGATGCTACCAAAGCAAATATTTTAGATATCGCAGAGAGGTTAGCATCGTTAAATGAGCAATTAAAGAATTTATATACAGAAAAACATAAATAATTAATACTATGGGAAATTCAAATCAATCGTGCAACCAATGCAGTTGCCAGAGTTCACCGAGCAGCTCCAGAAAGAGTAGCAAATCATATACTGATTGTTGTACAGAAACAACATGTATAACAATTGAAACTACAGGTAATGTCGGGCCAGGTACAACTGAACCTGAACCTATTATATGTGTAACAGATTCATGTAATATAGATTCATGTAGTACTGATTCATGCAATACTGGCGAATCACGAAGAGCTCAAAGACTAGCTAATAGGCGCAGTCGAAGAAGGCGTTAAAGTAAGTTTAACTTTACAATGCCTTCAACTCCCTTGTAACTATTACTCATAATAAAGGGCGCGGTGATTTCATCTCGCCCTCCTTTAATACATATATCATTAAAGTCTTTAAATATCTTTAATTTTTTAGGCCAAATGAAACATGTATGCCCTTCTTTTAATAGTATCTCGGTTTTCTTCTTAGCTGATTCATCTATATGTTGATTATCTAATACCCATACTTTTCTATAAAACGCGCATTCGTTAATTTGTGATTGCTGTAATTCAGTAAAGGTATTTTTAGATGTACTCTGAATACCCCCTACGGCAACACCATTTTTTACGAAGAATGAATCTATAGGTCCTTCAAAAATAAATATTGTATCTAGATCTGATGTAATATTATCAAAGTTAAATACAGACTTCTCAGCATTCAACTTAGACAAATATTTCGGTTTACTATCCTTTTCGAATAGCTTTCTGCTTTGATAAAAAATTATATTTCTACCACTATAAAACGGTATAATAACTCTATCTTTATGAATATAGTCATCCTTGCAATACCATATAGTCTTAGGTCTGTTTATCGCTGTATCTAAACGTCTCTCTTTAATGTAATTTAAAGCACTAGTGACTTTATCATCTCTTGAGTAAAACGCTGTCTGAGCTTTATCTGATAGGTTTATACAGTCACCAGGGAGAGTATCTGTATTATTATCTTTCTCAATCTCTACATCTTTAGGTATAAACGTATGGTCAGCGTTTTTTGCTTCTTTAATTACCTGGAATTGATTTATACCCTCAACTTCTGCTATCCATTTCAACGGACTACCAGACCACCCACAATTATGACAGAAGATAGAATTGTCCTTTACAATATAGTAAAGGCGTCTTTTCCTACCCCATGACTTACCTTCTCTACACAAAGGACAACCACCTTCATAAATGTTGGTGGTTTTCTTATAACGTGGGTATCCAGCGTTCTCATAGAATTTTTCTATGATATAGCTATCGGGTATTACCTGGTCTAGCATCTACTTTTCTTGTTTCTACTACTATCTTAGTAATGAATCTGCCGGTAGACGGGCAAGTGTAGTGAGCCTCAACTCGTATTTCGTTACCCACTCTAGTTTCTCTAATTTGAGGTCTAACTGTAGCGCCTGACCATGGTGATTGTATCGTTTTAGGTTGATTAATGTTCATCTTTGCAATATCTTTCTTTAATGTTATTTATGACATTCAAAATATTATTCTTCTTTGGTGAGAATGTATGCTTCCACTGATGTATATTTTCGCATATAGATTTAAGCCCTTCTTCTTCACACTTAGTAGTAAAGCTTTCGTAGTCTGGTTTAGTCTTGTTTTGATTATTATAATATTGAGCCCTATAAGTTATAGTCTCTTCTTCATAATAATTAAACCCGTATTTCAAATCCATTAAACGTTTGTTTCTCTCTACAATTGCTCTCTGCTCTGGATTAATATTCACATTATCAAGATTATAATCCCAATCTTTTGTGAGCTTTAGATATGTTTTTATACCAACTTTAGGTATACCAGGTATATTATCTGATTTATCTCCAGTGAAACACCTGAACATTAGATAGTTTTTAGGGTTATCAATATTAGTTACTTCTTCAAAATTCTGTAGATTTATAATACTCTTGGTATTGGTATTGAATACAGTAATATCTTCACTGATTAACTGAAGCATATCTTTATCGGTCGTAATAATAATTTTTTCCCCTTCTATATTTTCTGAAAGCCAAGATATCGCATCATCTGCTTCCATACGATGCGGATAAAAATTATATATACCTAAGTCTTCAATTAGAGGTAGAATCTTTTCTAGACTATCAAAAACATTTTTAAATTTTTCGTCTCCTCGTCCACCTTTGTATTCTGAATCGCAAATATCAACTCGAAAATTACTCTCTGGATAAGCTAGTCTCTTATCCCAGACACAATAAATTTTATCCCACGGGGAAAACTTATCCGCGTAAGATTTAAGGGTTCTGAGAAATATATATGTTGCAGCTATATTTCCAGGGTCTTGGTTTTTTGCTTTATAATTAGCAGCCCAAAAGGTCCTATATAGCAAATTATTTCCGTCAATCAGTAATGTTCTCATTCCACCAGTTTTTATTTTTCTTATACCACATTATAGTATAATCTAAATCCCTTTCAATAGTTTTCTCTAAATAAGGTAATTCATACTGGTGTTGTCTGGAACGCTCAATTAAGTATTTTAGTTTTTTTCCGTTGAGAGAATATCTCAAATCATGACCTTTCCGGTCTTCAACATACTCGATATTGTCGTCATATTTTTTGTTTAGTTTTACAGACGCTATAATCTTGCGTATAATATTATTATTATTAATTTCGCTATTTTTATTATAACTAGGCTCTATATTATATATCTCTCCTGCGTTACCATATAACATGGTGTCATAAACTTGCTGACAATGATCTTTAACGAATATCCATTGTCTAGTATTTGTGCCATCACCATAGATAGGTACTTTCTTTTCTGAAAGAAGTTTATTAATTGCAACCGGAATTAGTTTCTCTGGGTACTGTCTAGGGCCGAAGTTATTACAACATCTTGTTACTACAACATCTTTTTTATGGGTTGTATAGAAAGATAAAGCTATTAAATCTGCCGCTGCTTTACTTGATGAATATACAGAGCTAGGCTTTAATAAATCTGACTCTAGAGATGGTCTTTCGTTGTAATTTAATGAACCGTATACCTCGTCTGTACCAATCTGTATAAACCTCGTACCATTGAATTGATTGAGTAGATTATGAGTACCGACAACATTAGACATTACAAAATCATTACCCTCTTCAATGCTCCTATCAACATGAGATTGCGCTGCGAAGTTGATTATATAATCATATTCTTCCACAAGCACACAATCTACAATACTGTCCTGAATAATGTCAAGATGGTTAGTTGAGTCCTCGGCCTTGTCAATTAATAGATCCTCTGTCTTATTACTAACACAATAGTCTTTGATATCTATAATGTCAATTATACAGTCATTGCATTTATCGAGTAGTAACTCAGTGAAATGAGAGCCAATGAATCCAAGGCCTCCTGTTACAAGAATTTTTTTATTTTCAATCATTTGGTGTCTGCAGAGCTTTAATAATTGATGTCTCTTCTGTGGGTATTATAAACCCTGTTGTTTTCATTGCGTATGACGGGTCTAACACGCAGTTTGATCTTTTGCATGATGTACTCTTATATAGTTCATCTAAATCAATCCAATTCCAATTAGGGTTCCATAGATTGAAATCATCGAGTATATCTACAATCTGTTTTGTATTAAGTGGTTCTGGGTTGACAATATTATAATTACCAGGTGGAAATCCACCGGTATAACTATCTCTATCAAGAAAGTTTACAATGAAATTAAGTAAATCATTAACAACAGTCTTAGAATTAGTGAAATTAATTAAGTTATTATATTTGAGAATTTTTGTTAAGTAATTCTTAGATTCAGAAATATTACCGGTAACTGGCATTCTAATACGAAAATTAAAGGCATTAGTATAATTTCTAAGTGCCAACTCACATGCATGTTTTGTCTTGCTATACCAACTTGCATCTGGATTAGTAAGACCGTAATTAGGTTCATCTTCTTCTTTGTATTCTTTCTCATACCCATCAAACACGCAACCAGAACTAATATTGATAAAACGCGCGCTATAATCTGCACAAAGGTTAGCAATTATAGTAGGTACTGTTACATTAAGGTGAAAAGTGTCAGCTTTATTTGCTTCACATCCATCAACATTTGGTGTACCTGTATAACCTACGCAATTAATTACATAGTTAGGTAAAAAATCACCAAATGCTGACTGCAATGAATTGTTAAAAGAAGCAGGATGAAAATATTTTAACCCGCTAATTTGCAGACATGTAAAATTTTTATTTGTTTTTAAATGAGATATAAGCTTAGAGCCTATAAACCCATTACCGATAATTAATATTTTACTGTTCATCCCCGTCGTTTTTTTGTTCTTTATCACTAGGCTGAAATTTCATATGTCCGAACCTATTAACAAGACATTCTATAGAATCAAAATCTTGCTCAGTTTTCCCGTTAACAATAAGAACGCTATCCCCGTTATTATCGTATCCTATAACGAAATATGCTTTGAGATATTCTCCTATATAGTTTTGTAAGATATCTAACCCAGCAGTATTATTTTTTTCTACTGCGTTGAGTATATCATTAAAATCAGATTTGTTGGCCATTTTCAGTTGGGTTTATTTTTCGTTCAATAAGGTGAGTGACTATAACTTCCATACTATCTGTTTTCAGTTGAAAATTCTTCGGAAAGTAATTTCCACCATCATTAAATTCAAACATTAAATCATTATTAAAATCTTTATTAAAGAAGCAAGTAACAAAGACAGATTCAGAACCGGGGTTAATTATTATAGTCCACCTTCTTGGATCTGATGGACCGTAATCATTGAATATTCTAAAAGAGTAATAACCACTGTCTCGTATTCTTTTAAGAAAATACCCGCAGGTTGTAACTTTATTCTTCATTAACTCTTATGACTCGATACTACATAATTTAAAGTAGCTTTATCAACATCACATCTAATATTAACCACTTTATATTTGCTATTAATATATACATCTGCAATCTCGAAATTCAACGCGTTTAACATTCGGAATAGCTCCAAATTAACTATAATAGAATCTTTAGCTACCTGTTCCCCGCTAAACTTATTACTTATAATAGTAGTAAAAATATCCGTGTTCTGTAGTTTCTTATCGCATAGATCCCCGAACACTACACTATCTTCAGTATATAGATACAGCTTACTAGACTCCGTTAAGAGAGGTAATGTCTTGAGAATCCTCTTAAGATCGTCTTTACATATAGTAAATTTAGTATTATAGGACTCCTGTAATTGCTGAAGCTGATTAAATGCATGATCATTACTTTTCTTAATACTTCTATCAAAAAGAAAATACTTAAACTTAAAGTTTTTATTCTTGTACTTAATATAATTATTTTCAATATTAAGACCAATCTCATCACCATCAGAACATTGTAGGGCTTTTATTAGTTTATTGGCATCAGGTAATACAAAATTATCTAAATCAGACTCAGTAACGCTGCAGATATATTTAGTGAATAGAAATACATCTGAGCCTCTGTCAACAAAGCAAGTAAGTTCATTATCCCCAACCTTAATATCGGGAGTATTGTCTATCTTACTTATAGGAGATAAGAACGCGCGAATAAAATTACTCTTGTTCGGAATTAGAATTTTCATTTAGCTTTATTCTAATAATAACTTCTTTCGCATTTTTTACAACTCTCTTTTCAATAAGATTAAAAAATCTATCAATTTTCTTTTCTACACTTGTCAATCGGTCAATAAACTCCTTTGTAACCTTCTCGTCTACTAAAGGCTGCGCAACTGGTTGTTGTACTGGAGCTACATGATTAACCGGTACTGGTTGTTGCTGTACTGGTTGCTGTACTGGCTGTTGTGTTGGTTGATAAATTGTTTTATCCATTGGTACTGGATTCATCGTACTAGAAGGTTGCACAATCGCTTTATTAACCCTGTTTGCATCAGCATTTAACTGATGAATAAGTTGTTTTACTGGATCCATAATTTTTAAAAATGGCCTAGCTATTACACTAGGCCATACTTTATTTATATTTTTGAGTTTAGAGATCCATAGACGCAAGAATGTCTTTGACTTTATCATCATCATCTTCGTATTTTACATCATCGTCATCATCCTCTTCTACTTTAGTTACTTTAGTAGAAACAGATTTGACAACTGGATCCGGCTCTGAAGTACCTTCCTCAACGTCTTCAGGGTCGCTACAGAAGAAATGCTCATTAAGCATATCTTTGAGATCATCATAGCTCTTGACTGGAAATACATTCTCAAGATCATAGATGTTCTTGTATATAGCATTAATAGACTCTTCGTCTACTAGTCCTGGGATCTTCTGAGGAGACGCGAATCGAGAACTAACATAAGTAGAATAACCACCCTGTTCCTCGACTTTCACTTTCAGACTACACCCATCAGCAGATAGATCAAAAACCCTAGAACCGAATTCATCAGAATCTTCACCCTCAATAGCTGCCATAATAATCTTATGCAATTGCTTTCCAAAGCGTAAGAGTTTATTCTTACCATTATTCTCACCATCAGTAGGGTCATTTACTACATATACATTCATGAGCCAATTCTCTCTTCTTGTAAGAAGTCGTGCATCCTCTTTTTCTTGCTCATTACCATGCTTGCTAAGTTTAAACTTAGCTTCACTGATAGGGTCTCTCTCATCCCATGTACTAGGGCTAATCGCGCTAATATATTGACCAGTAGCAAGACTATTCCAACCGTGGAAATAGTAATGGAACAAGGTCTTCGAGGGATTTTCTACATTAGGTAGAAGCCTCAGGGTATATGTATTACCTGGTTTCAAACGAAGGATATTACCAAAGTTTGAGGTTTGACCGGTAGTTGTTTTCATCGCCTCGCTAATTTTAGCGAACATTTCTTGATTATATGCTGACATAATTTATCTTAGTATTTTATTTAGTTTATTTTTTATGTTTATATTTAATGTCTTGAGCTTCGATTGATAATACCTTGCTCTCAACGTTTCAATAGTATTATAGAAGTCATTCTCAATAAAATCAACTTCTTCTTTAGGGATTCTTTTTATTATCTTGCTGTAATCCCTAGCAGCAAGTATATTGAAATAAGTAATTTTTCTCTCACTTAAATCAACTAAAAATTCAGGGTAGTAAGATTTTAGATTAAAATAGTCATCTATAGAAGTAAATTTATGTTTCTTACATTTATCGAAAATATTTTTCCAACCAACCTTCACTGCATTAACGATTACTGTATTATCAGGGTCGGTAAACATTAACTTTGTATACCATAAGTAATATGCTTTTATACCTTTAAAGGATGAAAAGAATTTAAGTTCATAAAAACTATTATCATCCCATAATTTATACGGCGCATTGAAATAATCTTCTATATCTATATTTTTAGTAGTTAGTATATTTTCAATCTTACAGATTTTCTTTTTATCTACTTCATCAAAGTCCGAGAAGTCTTTTCTCGGTCTCCAGGGTTTACCTTTATTTGCTCTTGAAGATTTAAGATGTGTATTGTAGATTACTTGCTGTGGGTAGCTCAGACTCATTTTCTGTACTTATCGTATGTTTTGAAAAACTTTGTTATATATTTACTTTTATACAAAAACGGGTCATATTGCAAGAATATTTTTACCAGCTCAAATTCATTTTCTACTTCTAGAATATTTAGAAAAATCCATTTATATTGTTTCTCTTTTAAAGTTAGTAATAACACATTAGCGAGATTCATCTTTTTGTTTTCACAAATAGACACATAAGAGCATAAACACAAAAACTTATGATCACTATCTTTCTTCTCAAGTATTGTATACGGATCTGTCATAGAGGTTGAAAATCTTTACTTAATATTTTTATAGTGTCGTTAAGTACTCCTCCTGCAGCATTCTTGTGACCACCTCCATCACATAAGTTTGCGGCTAACTTACCTAGGTCGATATCTACTTCATTCTGTTTCCTAAAGTACACTCTTTTATTTCCAGAGTTTATAAGCATAACTATATGGCATTGTTTATTATCGTTCAGTATATTATGCGCTACGTCATTTACATACTTATCAACAAAACCACTAATAAATGTATAACTACTACCCTTCAACTCTATATCTGCAGTATACAATCTTAGATCATTATAATATTTTTTAAATTTTCTCCTATACGCTCTGAGTAGATTTTTTTCTTGAGATGTAAAACCATCAAACCCCTCTTTGAATCTCTCCGCAAAAAATTGAAGTCTATTGGAATTGAAATACCAAAATAAAATATTAAGATTATAACTATCTGGAAATTTTAAGGTATAACTATCGTAATCGTCAATTAAGGATAATAATTTAATTTGAGGTACACTTAATTTAGTTTCACTTTGCTTAAACTGATTATAAAGTAATTTACTACAAGAAGTAGTTACAACTATATTTGTTTGAGCTTGTTTGTATTCTTGTTTATGAGTCTCGTGATGGTCAACAATAACTACATTTGGTCTATCAATTAAATCAGCAATATCTGTTGTATCGAGATCGAAGAAGTATATGCGCTTATAACTTTCAAAACTATTATTATTAAGCCAGCTGAGAAGTTTTTCTCTCAAGTTACTAACTTTAAGAGGTATAACCTCAGTATCTTGATCAGGAAAAAACCACTTGTATGTTAGGTAACATCCAGCCCCATCAAGATCAAAATCTGTGAAAACGATATAACGATCCATGTACTTATATTTATCCCTTTTCCCCGTATTCTCCAGCAGATAGCTCTATGTCACCTACCTCGTCATTCTCATTTAATGCATCATCTTCAAAGACAGTCATTGTTCTGTAATTCATTCCAAGTCTAGTAACTCCGTGATTACTACCAAAACGATTCTTCATTATATTTACATGTATTGCATTATCTTCTTTATCTTGATCCGTACGAAATAAACCAACAACTGCGTCTGCTGTAGCACCTGTACCGTAACTCTCACTCACTGATGACATCCCAGGTCCTCGTTGATCATATACTTGAGCTTGAGAAGAAGAACCAGCTCCACTATAACCAGTACGATTAAGCTGAGTAGCAGTAATAACAGGACATTGAAATTCATATGATAATGCTCTCAACTGCTCGCTGATATTTTTTATTTTCTCGTAAGAGTTATTGCCATCAGATGTTAATAGATTCAAGTAATCTACAACAATCGCATCAGGTTTAAATTTCTTAGTAGATATAATTTGTTTAGTATACGTCTTGAGAATTGCAGGAGTTATACTATTAGGTGGGTATTCCTTCACGATGAGACCAGCATCAGGTCTCATCATTTTAAATCTCATAGCACCGTCTCTAATTCCCTCAACATTATCTTTCAATGTATTATTATCAAGTTGAGAAATAGTAGATGTAATTCTAATATTATACATTTGCTCAGACATCTCTAAACTAAACAAAATAACTTTCTTATTTTGCTTCATAATATTAACTGCCATATTATGTAAGAATATAGACTTACCTACATTAGTTTCACCAGCGAAGATATACATTGACCTACCTTCTTGTTGAAAACCACCACCTAATAATTCATCTAACCATTCAATACCAGTACTAAGGTGATTAGTTTCAGTAAGGAGATTATCAATATGAGTTTCAAGCTCGTCGAAGTAATTATGACCCTCGCTGCTTCTTAAACTATAGCCAATAATTTTCTCTACATTATTATAAAAGGAAACTAAATCTTCTTTATCAGTTACTGAATCCCATTTCTCTGCTATTTGAAGTAAAGTATTTTGAAAGCCTTGAAGCTTTAAGAACCTCTCTGTATGATCTAAAAGAGTATTATAATCTATCTCTTCAGTTATATTATCAGAATTATTCTTTACTATTGAATAGGCTTCTTTGAGCTTATCACTATTGAGAAATACAAGTAATTCAGTAGAAGTTGGTTTCCTATTAAACTTAGAAAAATATTTCTGAAGAAGCTCTACTATACGTTTATTATGCTTATTAGAGAATAAATCAGTTTTTAAGTAAGGTATTGTAATAGAGAGGAACTGCTCATTTTCCAAGCAGTTCTTCATTACTAATTTTTCTATAAACTCAAAATCTTCTTTAAGTAAGTTATTCTCTGGCATATCTTTTTAGTTCGTTGTAGAAATATTCTTCTGAATCTCGATACTCTTTTGTAAAATCTCTCAAACCCGGAGAGTTATGTATTACATGTATCGGTACTGTACCTAGTATAAGACCTGCCTGAAAACAATCAACAGAGAACTTTAAGTCATAATGATGAAACCCCTTTATCTTCTCATCGAATTTAATATTTTTTTCAATAAGAGTTTTAGGTTGGAAAGCTAGAAAAAGCCCATCAAGAAGGACAGTTTCTTTACCTATATGACCAAATACTGAAGGTATGTATTTATTTTTTGTGCCGTGACTTACAACTCCAGATTGAGTTTCTCGGGCTGTCATTAAATGCCATAGAAGAGGTTTTTGTATTTTTAAGTTCGACCCACCAGCAAGACCGCATATGTCAAACTTATCATACCGGAAGCCATCATATATTTTTTCTACGAAATTACAACTATCTATGTATATATCATCATGAGCAAAAATTACACAATCCCATTCATTAGTTATATACTGATTGTATACCTCACACAATCCTTTTTTATTATTCTCATGAATAATAAACTTACCTGTGTAAGACTGGTCTTTTAAACTTTCATATAGTAAAGTTTGATCATACTTCGTTTTAGTGGTGGTACTTACAACTAAAACTTTATCAGGATCATATGAAAAATCCGTTGTTTGTTCTAAACGTCTCAATTGGCTCATATTTTAATTTAGTAAAGTTAAATCTATATATTACTCCCTCTTCAAGAAGTTGCCAGTTTTTTATAGGCTTAGAACTTAGATTCCTATCATCAGTATAAATAGTACTACCAGATCTAAAAACAAATAATTCAGAGGTATTAGAATCATATAACCAACATCCAAAAGTTCCCTCTAACTCCTGTAACGCAGCTTTGAGTCCTATCTTATCAACCATAGGTAGAATAATACTACTATCAACTTCATTAACAGTATCCTCTGGTAGGTGTTTATTATATTTTGTTTTTAGTTTCTCAAAATTACTCAATACACCATTGTGAGCTAGGTACATACCTTTATACTCAAAAGGGTGAGTTGTTTCTTTAGAGAATTCTCTCTTTGTAGAAGTTGGGGACTGAAGATGACCTAAATAAAAGACTGTGTCATCTTCAAATTTTAAATCCCTTTCAAAGTCAGTATCCTTAACTACCTTAACTTTATTGTTTATGCAAAACTTAATCACACCATAAGCAAAATTACCACGCTCTTGGTTTTGCTTAAATAAGTGTTTGAAAGCCTCTTTATACGGTGATCCAATTATTCCACACATAATATATTACCATGGTATATCATTACGCTCATATAGCAAGGGGTCCTTGATTCCTGCATCTAAAAATCCTTTTATACGAGAACTACAAGCAGTACAGTAACCACATGCCTTACGCTTACCTTCATAACAAGTCCATGTCTTACTATAATCGACATCTAACTCAGCACCCATGAGAATTATCTCTCTCTTAGTTTTATCTATTAAAGGTGCTTCTATATTGATTTTATTCTTCCTATTGAGAGCAACAAGATTATTAATACTATCTAAGAATTCAATACTACCATCCCAGTAACCCGCTTGGCTATCAATTAGCGCAGCACCGTGATATACGGTACTAGCTTCCATACTCTCAGCATAAGCGCACGCAATAGACAGCATCATTTGATTTCTAAAGGGTACGTAATTCACTGTTTGAGCATCCCCGAGAACATCCTTAGTTTTAGCAACATCGATATTATCATTAGTTAAAGATGAACTACCAGCAATATCTCTAAAGAAAGAAAGATTTACCCTCTTAAAATCATCTCCAGATTGACGTTTTGCACATATCAATTCCTTAATATGTCTTTGACTATAATCAAAGGTTATAGGAAATACTTGCGTATGCTTAGAACGCGCATACGCAAGTATTACACTACTGTCTATACCTCCACTTACTGGAACAATTGCTTTACCCTTCTTCATCTTCTTTGATTATATCACCAATAGCAGTTTCGTTCAACTCTTTACCATAGCGATACTTATCTTTAATAGATGTTTCAAGCCGTTCGAGAATAGTTTTCCACAACTCTTCATCCTTACGCCAGTTCTTGTAATAACCTAGTTTGTTACCATCCATAACAAATGTAGCTCCAGTTTGCTCAATAACCCCATGCGACACTGCAACATCTCTCAAACCAGAATATTTATCAAGACCTGTTTTGAAGTTAAGATAAACTTCAGCCTGCAAAAAAGCAGGAACAAATCGGTTCTTAACAGTCAACATACGAAGAGTAACCCCACTGTAGTTTCTCGACTCAGTTAATGCTACATCTTTTTCATTATTTGAATCAGTCTTTTCTTTCTTCGAGGCCATCTGGACAAGAACAGATGCCATATAGATAGGACCAGACCCACCAGCTTGAGTTTTAACTAAGGTAGGATGTAGTGCACCTGGATCTGCATATGTATGATTACTTGCTATAACAGTGGTGCCTGTTATAGCAGCTTTATATGTAATCATTCTCATCATGGATTTAAGCTGTTTAGCTCTAAGACCCATATCCATAGCACCCTTCCCTTGTTCTGCGTCTCTGAGTTCTTTTTCTGATGCAAGATTACCTAAAGAATCGATAGATATAATAAACTTACCATGTAGTTCTGGTTCTGCTTCTACTTGATCAAGGAATGTCATAATCTGATTACGACATGCTTCTACAGTATCTACTGGTACATACTTAGCTTGCGAACTATCGAGTCCGACACCCTCAGCACTTGATGTATCAACTGCAACCTCAGTATCAAAGATAATAGGAATCATTCCCATCTTTTGAGCATTGCCAAGAATCTTATTAAGAATAAAAGTCTTACCACAGCCAGATTCCCCACTAAAGATAATAAGACGACCTTTAGGTACACCACCGTAGAGGGACCCAGAGATAATGCTATTTAAAGCTAGACACCCCGTATCAATCCACTCCGTGACATTACTTAATGTATTGTCTTCGAGTGTAGTCGCATTACTATTTATCTTCTGTAAGCTCGCAAAAGCTTTATTGGCAAGTTTATTTATATCCATAATTAATCTTCAAATAATTTAATATCTGGAGTAGTATCTGTTTCTTTGGTCTCTTTAATATTAATCTTAGTGAAGTAGTGTTTAGTAATACTTTCAGTAAGATTTACTTCAATTACTGATACATTATTTTTATTAATATTAAACACACATTGTTTGGAACCATCTTCCCCTGGAACAATAAACTCACCGAAGAAAAGAGGAATAACATCGACTTTCATCTGTCCTGATTCATTAGGCGTAACCATAATCATTGCAGGGTCTTTGAGTTTTAAAGTAGTATCAGTTTCTTCTAATACTTCTCCAAAACAAGTCCTTCCAATACCGTCATTATAAACAACAATTTTATATTCGTCGTACATAAAAATATAATAGTATACTTATTTTAGTTATCAACGGCTAATACTAAAAAAGTCAAATAAATCTGTTTGATATGCTTCTCCTGGTTTGTATGGCTTCCACTTTACTGATTCATAGAAACGTTCTATAACTTTAAAAATAGTCTTTTCAAACATCTTTTCATGATCAATTAGGAACAAGTGCTTAAACTCTTCAGGTAAATTATATTTAAACGCTAAGCTATTACAACCATACTTATTTGGTTGTTGTACATAAAAGTAACGTACTTTATCCCCGGAACCTATTTTCTCATGTATACCAGTAAGATTAAACTCTTCTAGTAATTCATTATAAAAGATAGAAGACTTAACGTGTATAGGGGTACCTTTACCTATAGAAAATGAATTAGCTTTGATTGCATATTTATCGTAATCTTTAATACCCATAACAAAAGCAATATCTTCAATAGGTAAGCTAGAATATAAATTATATACCTTTTCAAACATTTCATTCGTCTTAGACTCATCCCCAGTCATAATCATATTCTCGATTATACCCTTCACATGCGGCTTAACAGGATCTGGCATTGTCGTACGAACAACTTCTACCCCAGTATATTTGAATGTATTGCATGGGTCTCCTTCGTCATCTAGTTTATGAAGTACATACCTTTTCTTTTGCAAAAACATCCCTTTATCGCAAATAGACTCTCTCTTAAATACAAACTCAGGTCTTATAGTATTAAGAGATTTTCTTGCCCATTGCTCTATATGTACATTTAGATAATCTTCTATATCTTGTACTAAATCATAAACCTCAGGCTTAACTACAATATTATTAGTAGCAGGGGAATGAGCTTCTATGTACAACGGAATATTTAAATGTTTGAGCAACGGGGTTATAGTTACATAACTGGAATCAGTATCATTATATAAAACAGGATTATCTTTGTTAAGATCTTCTTCTGTTAGGTCAGTATTTTCTGTAATATAGTTCCGTAAGATTACATTACTTTGTTTAATAACTTCTTGACCAGTAAGAGTAATTGATCGTGCAATATCACCATCCCCCATTTGCGAATGTTTATTACCAAAATAACCATATATACGATTAATAAGAATCTTTAAAGTTAATTGATAAATATGAGCTTGATTAATCTTAACTGGAAGTTCTTGTAGCCTCTTTTCAGCTATCTCTTTCTCTTTTTTATCAGTAATATTATCTACTGTATTTTTGAGATTGGTCAGCTCTTTCTTTAACTTGTACATGAGCTGTTTTTTCTCTTTTCTGATATTGTAGAAATGTTTAGATATTGCAGGAAAGATACCAATAGGTTCTTGAAAGAAGAGTTTGCGAGCTTTTGTTATAGCTATTTTATTCTTTTGAGCCCATTTAATAAAATTGGGTTTCGTAAATTTAAAATCCTCATTATTTACAGATTTAACATGCACATGAGTATCATCAGTAAATGTAATAGCTCCAAACTTAGTCTCAGGACTTAGATTCAAAGTAATCATTGTAGAAGGATATAGTGAGTTAGCATCGAAAGAGATTATATTCTCCTTAAATCCTCTTTGTGGTTCCCCTACATATGCCCCCTCATATTTTTCAGAACGAGAAGTATCCTTAATAAATGTAGGTATAACCCGCGGGTCATCTCCTTTACGTGCTTGTATAATCGCGCGACCGTTTACTGTACTGATAGTACCAAGCGCAGCGTTGAAGGGAGTTAATCCAACATAAGATAACATCCTTACTAGGCCTAGGAATTGAAGCTTCTCATCTAATTTAGCAAGAAGAGTAACGTCCTGAATATTATAATCAACAAATGTCTTCCAATCTTTCTCTGCAAGAGTTGCTAGGTTAGTATTATTAGTATTAATCTTTCTACCTACTCCCTCGTATTCTCCAATTGAATCAAGTTTGTAACTATCTCTTTGACCTACAGAGAAAGTTTTATAAATATCAAGATAATCAAGCATACTTATACCTTCAACAATATACTTGGTTTGTTCCCTACCAAAGGAACCCATAAACTGACGAGCATATACTGGTCGTCGTAATTCTTCGTTCATAGGAGAAATCATATTACGAACATCTTCTCCAAATATATTATCTAATCTATTTATAACATAAGGAATATCAAAAGTCTCACTATTCCATCCCGATAAAATATCTGGCGGATCTTTACGATAAAAATTAAGAAAGTTCCACAATAGGTCTTTCTCGTTATCGCAATTAACATATGTTACGTCATCTGTTTCTGGTACATAAGGGCCTAGACCCCATGAATAATAGTGTTTCTCTATAGTATCATAAATAGTAATAATATTAATAGGAAACTTAGCGTCTTCTGGTCTAGGAAACTCATCAGGAGAATAAACCTCGATATCAAAAAACCAATTTTTGAGAGGATATTTATTAAATTCTTCATCTTCATTTTTTTCCCAATATTGATCTATCAGGAATTGTTGGTATGGGGTTATATTTTCAAAGATACGATCAATACCCATATCTTTGATTTTATCCCGTCTTTCTTTTTCTGAGCGACAAACTATCTGTCTAAGTTTAGTACCATACAAAGAAGTAGCAGATTGTAGTCTTTTATTATTAGTTTCGTAATAAAAATAAGGATGGTAACCTACATCTGTTGTAATGCGCTCACCATCCTCCGACCACGTAAAGAGCCGCATTTTACGTTCATGCGGCATGTAGCTTAATCCTCTATACATATAAGATAGTATAGAAGGTTTCCGTTATTTTACAACTATATTGTTCAATTTATTAATATTTGTTCGGCTTGGGTGACCGTAAGGGTATTTGTAGAGTTCTTCGTAAAATGAAATATTATCTTCTAGCCACCTAGTTTCTCCGTATCTACGCGCTTTCTTACTTTCAGCTATATACTTCTTACGATCTTTAGTTAGATACTTAATCTGATCTATAAGCTCAGGTCCTGTTTTAAACTTATAAAACGCATTAGAGTATGTAACAATATCTTGACAAATTGTTGGTATGCCCATGCAGCAACCTTCAATAAATTTCAAATCACTTTTCGCTTTATTGAAATTATTATCCGCAAGCGGTGCATATATTAATTGAGGTTTCAGGGCTTGAATTTTATACGGATAGCTCATAAGGGTTTCCCATGAGTGAAACTCTATCTTACCGGATTGTATTAGATCCCTCAACGGAGCAGGATAGCCTCCAAAGAAAACCCATTGGAAATCATTAACAGTCTTTCTAATTACATCATTAACATGCTCGAAATCATCTCTATGTTTTACTCTCGAATCTACATCAAAATGAGCTCCAGAACCACAATATAATATTCTTGGTTTTTTGATATTATCTTCGTAGTTTTTCGATACTATAGTTTTTTCATAGAATCTATCCATCCAAAACTTAGGAACAAAATTAGGAATAACAGTCACTTGCTCGTGACCTGTTTTATCTTTGAAGTAATCTTTCATGTACTGATTAGTAACAGTCATCTCATCAGCCATGAGCATTATCTCCATAGAGGTTTGTCTTACCTTAGGATTATCAAAAGCGGTTCTAAATTTATTATACTCAGGAATATCTTCAATAAAAATAATATCATCAATTTCATAAATAATATTCATTTTATCAGTTTGTTGTTCCTTTATTTTTTTCACAAAAGACATGAACTGCTTTTGAGATTCAGTAGCTTGTCTTTGAATTCTGATAGCTTTTACATCTGCGTAGAAATTAGGGTCAGCGATCATAACTGTACCACCAGATATATTAAAGGACTGATTAACTCTTAACAGACTCTCAGGCCAGATCATACGCCAATGACCACAGCCAGAGTAATCTGCATAGAAATTTAAAACCCGACTGAGATCGTTTTGCTTCGGTTGCGCAGCTGGCTTGTATAGCTTTGTGTTAATATTACCTAACACACTAGCGGGCTCTATCCCACTAAAAGGTTTGCGGCTTACGACATTAAAAGGAGAAAGCATATTAATTATTATATTCTACCCGTCGGGTAATTCCATTGCTTTTTTCAAGATAAATTACTTCCCCAGAACTCTCTTTAGTGGATTCTTTCCTATGAGAAATTATATAAATACCTTCTTTATATTGATCTACTCGTTCTTTAAGGATCTTAATGACAAGTTCTACTCCTTTTTCATCCAAAGATGAATCCAGTAATTCATCAAACATAACTAAATTATAAGATACATCTCCCTGCATTCGCCTTATATCCATAAAAGTAAACAGACATGCAAGATCTATATTTTTACGTTCTGCGCCTGAAAAATTAAAATAAGAACATTCTTGACCTTTATCATTTTTAATCTCTTCTTCAAAAAATTCATTAAACTTACAAACACAATTTGCATCCATTTTATCTAAGTAATATAGAAGTCTATTATTAAGTATGTTTAGTATTTTCTTTACTATGTAAGATTTGACTCCTTCTTCAGATAGTATAAATTTAACAAACTCTAGAATCTTATTATTTTTAGATAGTATTTCAACTTGCTCGCCTAATATAGATACTTCTTTAGAATATTTTTCTAACTGAACGTTTAAATCACTATAATTAGCTGATGTATCATTTATACTAGCTATCTCTTTATTAATCTCTGCAATCTCTTCTTTTAAATCGTCTATAGTAGATTTTACTCTCTTATTAGATTCAACAGCAGCTAGACATTCTTTAAGAAATGATTTACATTTATCAGACTCAGATATAAATGTAGACTTTCTATCCTTTAAATTATCTATCTGTATATATATGTCTTTTATATCTTCTTCTCTTGCTTTAATGTCATTAGTTATCTTATTTTTTTCTTTTTCTATATGCGTTCTATCGTCTGACGATATCTCATGTAAACATACAGGACACTTAGATAAATCAGTACCTATACTACTGTATGTTTTTTTATACATTTTTATTTCAGCTTCATAACCCATTCTTTTGAGATGAAAATTGTCTATAGTTTTTTGTATTTCTGATACTTTATCATCAAAATCAATTTTCTTTTCTCGTATAGATTCAACTAATTTTAGATCTGGTTCGGTTATTTGATCTTGTAGTGTTATAATCTTTTTATTTTTACGATTAATATCTAAATTACATCTATCAATTTTATTGTTATTCTCTTCTTTTTTATCCTCTAATTGTTTAACAGTTATATCTTTATAATTATTCTGATGTACCAATTCCTTATTCACTGATTCATAATCCCTTAATACATCATTATGCTCAGTTCTTGCTACTTGAAGCATTTGAGAGAATACTTCTAACTTAAGTATACCTTCAATAAATTTTCTTTTTTCTACCTTTTTTTGAGCCATAAAAGGTAAAGTTGTATTAAGAGACATAATAACACAATTCTGAAATAGTTCTGCAGAAGCTGATAACAACTCTTTAATTCTACTTGTTGTATTAATTATAGTACTCTCAGTTTTATCTTCATCATTTATATATAAAAAGCATTTAGTAGGTTTAAGTGTTCTTATAATTTTATAATGATTTACATCTTGACCCTCTGTTATAGAGAATGAGAGCTCTACGTATGTCCCCTTTTGTGTAATATTATTAACAATGTTACCCTTAGGTATTTCCCTTATTGTCTCCCCGAAGATAGCAAAGTGGATACTATCAGCTATAGTACTTTTACCTACCCCATTTCGTCGATCAAGTTTATCCTTGTTAGTACCAGTGATTATACTAATACCTGTTTTAAAATTAACTTCAACTAAATCATTACCGACAGATAGAAAGTTTTTGAGTTTTATAGAATTAAAATTAACGTGCTTCATACAAATTGCTTATATATTTCAATTGTCTTTTTAATTACATCTACTTTGTATTCATCATCTATTGTATTTTCAATATATTCTATAATACATTCTCTAGTATTCAAATCAGATAACTCATTAGTAAATAGGTTGTCTTCAGGATTAAACTTATAAAGATAGTCTACTGTTAAATCTACTGGATTATATGTATTAACCTTTGCAATAATAGTATCTAGATCTTTAATTCTAATATCATTATCGACATAAAGTTTAAGTATAATATTATCTAGTTTATCTTTATACTTTGGAAGATCAGTAATTTGACTTGTTTTTATTTTAACATGCTCTGGAGAAATATTATTAGGTATAAACTCAAAATCTAATTTATCTAAATCAATAATATAGAATCCCTTTCTATCATTTATATCACCGAAATCCATCTCAAACGTATTACCTGCATATATTATAGTACCATTATCATATTTCCTCTCTTCTCTTTTGTGAAAATGACCGGAGAATATTAGATCGGTTTTATTTAACAGATCTTTTGAATTAAAACCAGATTCACATACTTTGTAGTTATTATATTTGAAGTTTTGAATCTCGAAGTGACCAAAAATAATATCAGCTGGTTGGATATCTTCAATCTCTGTACCCCAGGGGCACATCATTAGATTCTTACCTTTTATTTTTATTAATTCCGGTTCATCAATAATTTTAATATTATTTTTAGAATTAAGAATAGATAAGGAATTAACTGTACTATTATCTTTATAATAAGAATCGTGATTACCGGTAATCATCGTAATTTTAAAATCTTTAAATAGATCTAAAATTAAATTAGCGGTATGTAAACACTTTACATTAACCTCATCTCTGTAATGAAAGAAATCCCCTCCAAATACTATTTCATCTATGTTGTGACTCTCGAGTTCTTCTTTGTACCACTTAGCCCACTTATGAGCGATAGTGAGCCACTTTTCACTATTTTGGTGAACACCAAGATGAAGATCCGTAAAAAATGCTATACGATTGTTCATTAATCAACAAAATTACTCTCTTCATCAGGTAATTTTACATACACTCTACCACTACCTTCTTCACACATAGTTTCTTCATAAACTACTTCTTGATATTCATTGATTGTTTGCTTATATCTCTTTTCTTTTTTGATTCTATTAATAAAAGCATGATAAGCGATAGTGGTGAAATATGAAAAGGGATTCGAATGAGATTCAATGTTAAACTTTTTATGTTTGAGGGCAGTGAACATCTTAACTACAGCATCCCCGACCATTTCATCCTTATATGTATAATTGATAAAATTAGTCGCATAGCTTAACCCTATAGCAATCTTGTTTACAGATTCAGCTAATGAGTCAACTAAATCATCAGTCTCATAGAATGTTTTGATTTCATTGTAAAACTCTTTAGGATTTACATAGAACTCTTTCTTCTTACTTTTCGAAGTGCTTGGTTTGCTCATATTTTATATTTTCAGATTTATAAAGTTTTTTCCGCTGCTCTACATGACGTTGTCCATATACAAGATTATCAGCTATATCGAATATTATAAGCTGCTTCTTATCTTTATGCAAGCGTAGACCCCTACCTATACTTTGAATAATTCTTATTTTTGCCTTACCGCCGTTAGCAAAGATAATATAATGTAGATTTTTAATATTAATACCAGTAGAGAATATTTTAGATATAGCTATAACTACAATATCCTGATTTGTCTCCATAAGGTTTTGTATTTTTTTACGCTCTTCAATTTCGACATCTCCTTGAATAAAAAATACTCTTTTATTTTCACAAGCCTTAGTTAGGTATTCAAATAATATTTCTCCGTGTTCTATATAATCAATGAGTATAAGAGTATTATTATCCAAGCGAGATGTAATTTTACTTATAAAATTATTTCTATAAACATTGGTCTTTATATACTCACCTTCTTGTAGGTAGAAACTAACAGGTGATTCCTTGTCATAAATCTTTGAAAGTATAGTATTATAATTAAGTTGAAAGATATGTACTTTAGCAGGTGTTACATAATTATCTTCTCTTAATTCATATGCTTTTCTCTCATATAGTTTAGGTCCGATCTTACCGAATATGTTCCATTTGTCTAAAGGTTCATCTGGAAGGGTTCCAGTAAATCCAAACTTATGTGTTGTTGGAATACCTTTAATGATTTTATTAATCTTATTATCTTTGCGAAGTTTATGGGTCTCATCGACAATTAGTATATCTATATTTTTTAGCCACTTTATATCGCTTTTTTCACTTTGTAGTATACCCATGTTAGCGATAATAATATTAGTATTGTTGTTGAGTTCATTGTTACCTGACCATATTGAATGGGAGAAGCCTACTTCATACTCATTAAAATCTCCATGAGTTTGATTTACTAGACCTAAATCTGGTACTATAATCAATCCTTTAAAAAATTTATTAACGTTTTGATAGTAGTATTCTATCAAGCTCGCCATTGTAAGGGTCTTACCACCAGCAGTTGCTAATACTACAGTACCTCTTCCTGCGTTTATACATCTATCAACTATCTCTTGTTGATAATCTCTTAGTTCAAAATTAAGTTTATAATCATTTTTAGGTGTAGGTAAATTAGGACTGAATAATTCTAAGACTTTAGATTTTATTTCCCAATCTATAGAGTGTTGTTTGCAATAACGTATAACTTCTCCTATAAGGCCTATATCCATCTTTCCTTTAGGTGTTATAGCATATATTCTATCCTTTATAAATCTAGATCTACCATGACGTTGAAATTTTGCAGCTTTGTTTTCGATACTAAAATACTCTCGTATAACGTCAAACTCAAGGCCAACTACCGCACATTGATTACTATTTAAATATTCGAATTCTATCATTGTAGTTCGAGCTTTTCTAACTCGATTAAATTTTTAATATCCCATTGAATGTTATTAACTATATTTTGTATTTTCTCTAAATACTCTAATAATAATTCTTCTTGTTCAATCTTACTATTAATATCTAATATAGATGTATCTTGTTGTATAGATTTTTCTGCTATATTAACATTAATTTTAACTGGGGAGTTTTCTATGTAATTTGAAACTAATCGATTACTTAGAGTTCGTTTCTGGGCCTTGAGTTTTATAAGCTTACGTTTGTGATTAATATAACGAGCTGCCCACTTATGCTTCAATGAAGGTAGTTTTGATTGATGATTATCGAGATCTAACTTATTAATATTAATCTCTGGTTTTAGTTCATTACTATAACGCTCTATAATCTCCTCAACATCCATATACATTTATTATAGATATAAACTATAGAAATCAACTATGTAATATTGAGATGAGTTTTATCCTTCTCTCTTTATTTTATTTATTTTATATTTGGAATTTGCAACTTTTTTAATAAATAATTATATGGATTTTGATAATCTTTGTGATGAGTATTTAACGGAATTTACTGTGGCTGATGCGGGTATAGCAGGTACTACAGATTTTGCATATAAAAGTAATCCCGCTGCATATGGTGATCCAGACGATGCTCGTGTTCCTAAAGTTTTAGGTAGTACTATTACGCGTAGAGGTAAAGTAAAAAAGAAAAAGCGGAAAAAAAAACTAAACGAAAATAATTCTATAGAAGTTTATCGCGGTACTACCAGTCATGGGAATATAAATTTAGGTAGACAGAGTACGAGTATACAAGATAAACTTGTCGCTACTCTTGGTCCTAATTATACAGATAATAAAGAGATAGGGATGATATTCAAGAGAGGTGCTGGCCCAGGTGGAAAATTATTCAAAAAGACTGTCAATGGTAGTGTTTTAGAATTACAGCATTATAGTGATGTTATGCATTTATATTCGAAATATGGACAACAATTGTCTCCGGGTATTAAAGGTAAAATAAGTAACTCCGAAGGTCAAGAACAATTAGAATATATACAGTCAGCGGGTAAAGAGCTAAGAGAACTATTAAGAGCTGAAGGTTATATGTGGGTAAAATGTCCGTTTGCCGTGAGTGATGCTAATTATTTTAAAGAAAAAGGACATGAAGGTAATGTTTATATTGATTTAAGCTAGCCTTGTAAATTTGTGTATTTTGGGTATATATTTTTATGCCTAGTAGAGCTAAAGCCAAGGGTAATGCCTGGGAGAGAGAAGTAGCAAAACACTTAAGTGAGATTTTTAATGAAAACTTTATGCGTGTCCCTAATTCAGGGGCTTATACCGGTGGAGCAAATATTTTCCGTGTTAGTGATCTTACTGAATCTCAAAGGCGGATGATGGATGGGGATATTATAGTCCCTGAATCTATATCTAACTGGAAGTTTGAATGTAAAAACTACAAAGAGCTTGACTTCCATAGTTTTTTTACAGAGTCCAAACAACTAGATAAATGGATTAAACAAGCAGAAAGTAATACTCTTTGGTTTTTAATAGTTAAAATCACTCGTAGATGTAAATTTATATGTTTTAACGAAAAAATAAGTAGTAATTTTACATTTTCTAACTATACTCGATATAAAGATTATATTCTTGTAGAGTATGATAGCTTTTTTGAGAAGAACTTCCAAAAAATGCGCGAGTTAAATGAAAATCAAGTATAACACCTACGTATTACCTAAAACTAAATACAAGTTTGTAGACTTAAATCAGGTTTTCACCCATTCCCATATAGAGTATGTAAAGGAAATATTCAAAAATTGTATTACCAATAAATCTATTACAAAAAAATATTTTTATCATATATACATTAAAAATATATGTAATAGTATTATAGATAACAATAAAAAGAATATACCAGTACTTATATATCAACCTGATAATGATAATATTACTGTAGAAGAGGATAAACTCTTTACAAAATTCTTAAAAATGTTTCCTGTACAAAATATTGTTATCAATACTACTTTTGATTTTTTCGTTAAATCTCTTAAGGACCCAGGCGTGAGAGAAGAAATTAGTAATGTTATTTTTAGTAACGAGAGCAAAATATCGCGCAGAAAATTTTACTTTTCACATATAGAGAAGTTTTGTAAGAGATATGAGTTAACCTTTTTAGATAAAAAATTCTTTGGAGATATAAAAAATAAGATGCTAATGCTATAAATAATTATAATGAGTAAGTTCTTATCCATTATAGAGGCCTCAGTACCTGGTGACAAAGATACAACTACAGCTGTTGTATCTGCTATTATTAAAAAACCAGATAGTGCTTTATCTCCAGCTGAGAAAAATGTTAAGTCTGCTTTTAATAATAAGCTGAATAAAGTAGCTGCTGTACTTAATACTCAAGCTAATAAAACTAAGCTTCAGGAAGCTGAGGACGAAGAAGTAGCTCAAGAACCTACCCCTGAACAACCAACTGCTACCCTATCTCCTGAAGGAGAAGTATTTTACGTAGATTTAATGAAAAAAGCCCTATTTGTCGATTTAGACAATATAGAGCTTAATGCTACGGAAAAGGATGTAATAACTAATGATGTTACACCTAATAATGCAAAGCAAGTCGCTGAAGTCTTAAGAAAGATTATCAACGACTTTGGGTTGGGTGCTTAAATTAGTTTTATTATCTAATGAACTCGTAAAATTCTTGTCGAGTACCTCTATCTACCATGAAGTCACCAGAAAGTTTACTCGTCTTCATAATACAACCGTCGTGTTTAATACCTCTCAAACAAGCGCATGTATGAGATGCCTCGATTACTACGGCAACACCTTGATTCTTTTCACATATTTCGCTAATTGCGTTATGTATCTGTACAGTCATTGCTTCCTGGATTTGTGGACGGCGAGCATAATACTCAACAATACGATTCAATTTACTCAAACCAATAACTCTACCTTCTAGAGAAGGTATATAGGCTACATGAGCTTTACCGGTAAATGCCAGGTGATGATGACTACACATACTCTTTACAGGTATATTACATTGAGATACTATACCATCATAACCATCTGACGGAAATGTAGTTACTTTTGGAGGTGAATCGTAACAACCTGCAGCAAGATCATTTACAAAAGCTTTTGCTACTCTTCGCGGTGTTTCTGAGCTATTGGGGTCATTACGCCAATCAAAACCAAGAGCATCGAGATATTTTTCATAAGCTATAGTTGCTTTATCTATAATTTGTTGTTTTTCCTCGTCCGTTCGCGGAGCGGAGCTATTTGCTGTAGGTAAAATAAACTCTTTATTTCTCATATAATTACAATATTATAATATATCTTTTATTTTATTCAAGTATATTATTAATAAAATTGTTTAAGAAAGTTTATTGATTATTTTAGGATATCTACCATAATAAATATATGGCTAAATTTGAAAGTACAAAAATGTTAGATTTAGGCAGCTGTGCCTTCAGACAACCGAGAGCTACGAGTCACTGTAAGCTCATACATGGTTATAAACTTTACGGTAAATTTACTTTTGGGTGTAATAAACTTGATGAGAATCATTGGGTAGTCGATTTTGGTGGTTTAAAGGGTCTTAAGAATAAACTTGAACAACAATTTGATCATACTACTTGTATTGCAGCAGATGATCCTGAGCTGGATCTATTTAGAATGATGCATGATAAAGGTATTTGTGATCTTAGAGTTATGCCTTATGGTACTGGTATTGAGCGTATCGCTGAGTGGTGCTATGAGGTAGGTAGTCATTATATAGAACAAATGACTGAATCGCGTTGCTGGGTTGAGCAAGTTGAAATCTGGGAGCACGAAAAGAATAGTGTGGTTATATCTAGAGGTTAAATTATGTCTAATGGTAAAGGTAGTAAACGTCGAAAAGAAGACCCTAAAAAGATAAATGATAACTGGGATGATATCGACTGGAAAAAAGTAAAGAAAAAAATTGATAAAAAATAAAACAATTATATAATACGAGTATGAGTGAAGAAAGTAAAGATATAACAGGTTCACATGATTTATTCTTATCTGATGATAAGGTATTTTATACTATTGAAGGCGAAGGAGAGTTCATAGGCCAGCCTTCTGTATTTATGAGACTCTCCATGTGTAATCTCACGTGTAAAGGATTTGCATCAGCAGATTCCCCTCATGGGTGTGATAGTTTTATTTCTTGGAGTGTTAAGAATAAAATGTCATTTGAAGAGATTGTTAAGTTAATGGAGGACTCTGGTTATAAGGATCATTTATATAATGGTGCTATACTAAAAGTTACTGGTGGTGAGCCTCTTATTCAGCAGGCTAAGCTTGTTAGGTTCTTTGATTATTTAATGTTAACTTGGGGCTGGCTTCCTAGGATTGACTTTGAAACTAACGCAACTATTCAACCCAGCGCTAGACTTGTTAATAAAAACGTTTCTGCTACATTCACAACCTCTCCTAAGTTATCATCGAATGGAGATCCACTCGGTAAGAGATATATTCCAGACGTATTATCTTGGCATGCTGACATGGGTTCTGGCTTTAAGTTTGTTATACAAAATCAATCAGATATGGAAGAGGTTCTATCTAAGTATGTAGAAAAGTTTGATATACCTACTGGGAGAGTTTGGTTAATGCCTTGTTGTGGTAGTAGACAAGAGCACTCTGAGGTTAGTGGTATGGTAGCTGAATTAGCTAAGGAGCATCATTTTAATTTCAGCCCTAGATTACAATTAGTTATCTGGGACAAAGCCTTGAAGGTCTAAATACATCATCTAAATAATACTAATGAGGATTGCAATCAGCGGAACATCATGCCAAGGTAAGAGCACTCTAATCAAGGACTTTCTTAAAGAATGGACTAATTATAAAACTATAGATAAAACTTATAGAGATGTAATTATTGAACAGGGTTTAGAGCATTCATCAGCAACGAATAAAGATACTCAGTGGTCTATACTGAACTTTATGATTGATGAATTACAAAAAACTAGTAAAGGTGATAATATTATCTTTGATAGGTGCCCACTGGATAATATTGTATATAGTATATGGTCAGAGGCTAAGAAAGATACAGATATTGATGAGGAGTTTATCAAAAAGTGTATGCCTTTAGTGAGAGAATCTTTAAGATCTTTGGATATTATATTTTTTACTCCTATTTCGAAAGTTGCTCCGGTGGAAGTTGTTGAAGATGACTTAAGAGATACTGACAAAAACTATATTGAAGAAATAGATAATATATTCAAAGCAGTTCATAGGGATTTTCAAAATAATCCTAAATCGAAATTCTTTATCGAAGATGACAGGCCTGGTATTATAGAAGTATTCGGTAATAGAAGAGAGCGAATTGAAATTATGAAGTTGTATATGGACAATGACGGTGATTTTATTGAACCTCAGGGTATAATCACCCCGGAAGAGCTTAAAGAAATGGAAAAGATGAAAAAAGCTTTTGGAATCGACTAAATAATTTAATGAAATATGACGAGCTATGTGAAGGTTATTTAACTCTAAAGACACGAATGTTTTACCCGCGGAATCTTGAACTCTCTCCAGAGTTCGTAGAGGCCTTTAAACGAGAATATTCTCGTTTAGTGGAAAACGGGGAAAATAAGAAGAGCTTACACCCTAGATTATCAAAAGCTTTACGATTTCACATGTAATTCCTCTAACTTTTCTACAATAAATTTAAGTATTTCACTACGTACCACATCCATGGATGTGAATTCGTGTGTATATATACCCTTTCTTTCTGATATATAATCATTAAATAAACCAAATATACTTTCAAATCCAGATTTTTTACCTATATCAGATTGTCTAGTATCCCCTACAATAAAATACTTACAATTTTTACCTATTCTAGTTAATATTGTTATCAGTTCAGGTAGGGTTAGATTTTGAGCTTCATCTACAATAACGCAGCTGTTTCTAAATGTAGCTCCTCGTACAAAATTTACCGGTATACCTCTTATAATATCTTGAGATATTAAGTTTTTAGCGTCTGGTTCTGTAAGTAATTCTTGAAGTTTATCAAATAAAGGATACATCCACGGTAGAAATTTTTCATCTGCTTCACCGGGTAGTGATCCCAGGCTTTTTGAAGCAGATTCAACTATACTACGTATATAAACAATTTCTTCTACGTAGTGATGTTTTAAACAATTTAGTGCTGCTAGTACCGATAGATATGTTTTTCCGGACCCTGCAGGACCGTCAATTATAGATACTTTTGTATCTTTATCTAAAGCTAGCTTTATAAAAGATTTATGTGTATTGTTAAGTTCAAACTCTTGATTAATTTCAAAATTCGTAAAATAATTTTTCTGAATTCTGTCCTCTATATTTGTGTCCCTTGAAGCTTTCTGCTTCTTGGGTTCACGTTTTGTTCTTGCCATAACGTGTAATTATTTAGTATTTTATTCATTATTATCGCTTAATAATATTATTACATTTTTAAGAGCTATACAGACTAAATACATTATAATCAGTTGATATATTTTCGTTTATTTATATAATACAAAGATGAACGTAGAACTTGTATCAATTACACAGCCTGTTGGTAAGATAGTGAAAGAGGGTATCAAAACCGCAGATGATCTCGTATCATATATTGCTCGTGTTTCTAATCCGAGTAACCAGCTCAACACTCTCACAGCCCCAAGACTTATTAAGTATCTCACTAAACATAAACATTGGTCTCCCTTTGAGATGACTCATATGGGTGTAGAGATCAAGACTTCGAGAGCAATAGCAGCACAAATACTAAGACATAGATCATTTTCGTTTCAAGAGTTTAGTCAACGGTATAGTAAGGTTAATAAATTAGAAGATATTGAATGGCGTCTACAAGGTAAAACCAATAGACAAGTTGGCGACAAGCCTGTTGAGCTAGATAAACAGTTAGAGAATTCAATTAGTTTACATCTTGATAATAGCTTTATGTTATATGATGAATTACTCAAGGAGGGGGTAGCTAAAGAGTGTG